ACTTAATAAAAACCTGATTGAGTTCTTTTCAATAGATGATGCACAAAAGATTCGAGGGCGTAAACGTGACATACTATTTATTAACGAAGCAAACGAAATAGACATTGAAGATTGGCGTCAATTACTTTTAAGAACTTCAGGGAAGGTTATCATTGACTATAACCCTTCAGACTTCGAACATTGGATTTATGACCATGTATTGACCAGAGAAGATTGTTCAACTTTAATAACCACTTACAAAGATAATCCCCACCTACCTGATGCACTTAAAAGAGAAATTGAAAGTCTTAAAGATGCAGACCCTGAATACTGGAAGATATTTGGATTAGGTGAACGTGGTCAGTTAGTTGGATTAGTCTTTAACAATTGGGTTAATTGTTTGGCAGTTCCTGAGAATGCTAAGTTCATAGGGCATGGATTGGATTGGGGTTTTACGAATGACCCAACCGCATTAGTTTCAGTTTACAGACGTGACAATGAACTTTACCTTGTTGAGAAACTTTACGAAAGAGGATTAACTAATCAGGACATAGCCAAGAAAATATCTGAATTAGGAATCAACAAACGTGATGAAATCTTTGCTGATAGTGCCGAGCCTAAAAGTATTGAGGAAGTTTATCGAATGGGATTCAACATCAAACCAACGGCAAAGGGCAAGGACTCAATTATTAATTCAATCGACATTCTTAGACGTTTTAAAATCTTTTTAATCGGCTCAAATCTGCAAAAGGAATTCAGGACCTACAAATGGAAAACAGATAAGGCAGGCAAGGCAATTAACGAACCAGTAGACTTCAATAATCACTTAATTGATAGTAGCAGATATTTAGCTTTAATGAAACTAAACGAGAACTTAAAAGGGAAATACGTTACAATTCGAGCCTAAAATAATACTTAAAAACAATGCGAAAGATATACGAAGAATTAAACCTAAGTCAAGCAATCGAACTAAATTCTATTAATAAGGATTTGGACCGGTTAGAATACGCAGCGAATAGACTTGCAATCGTGTTCAAAGTTCCTGTTGTGGAAATCTACAAAAGGGAAGTTGAAGATATATTTGCCTTAGATAACGAACTGAATAAACTTGAAAGTCTACCAATAGCAGCAAAGTTAAAAGATAAGATTAAGATTGGCGGCAAGTGGTTTAAGGTTGATTACAACGTGAGTAAATTAACAGCGGGGCAATTTATTGACATTCAGCACTTCGCATCAACTGACCCTGCAAAGAATGTTCATAAGATACTTGCATCAGTAATTAGACCTATTGGCGGTTGGTGGGGATTGGGAAAGGTTCAGGAGTATAACGGTGATAACCATGAGGCAATAAGTAACCACTTACTTGAACACATGACAATATTACAAGCCTATCCGATTACGCTTTTTTTTTGCCAAATATTAAACAACTCATTGAAAGATATCCAAACTTATTCCCTCAATCAACTAAGGGAATTGGAGAGGAAACTCAAGGAAACGAATTTGCAAAAAAATGGGGATGGGTTGCAACCATAGACAACTTATCTAACAACGATAAAACGAAATGGGATTACTTTTTGAACTTACCTATTATTCAATTTTTAAACTTATTAAGTTACCACATAGACCACTCAGAAGAAGTCAGGAGAGCAGCAAGTGAAAAAAGTAGATTATAAACAATTATTAGGTGACTTAGGCGAAAACCCTGACCAATATGGAGTAGTGCAATTCGATACTATAATAGGTAAGGCATTATATCAATTTGCATCAGCACTAACAGACGTTTTAAAATCTAACTTAACAGAAAAGCAAGCGTACTATTCTGAATCGGAGTTGCTTCAAAGTATCATTGCCTTACCTGTTAAAACAAGGGGCAAAAACTACTTAGTAACTATTCAAGGGAATGATTATGCTTTCTTCGTGGATAAGGGTGTGAGCGGTACTCGACAAAAGTTTAACAGCCCATTTAGTTTCAAAAACGAATATGTTTCTAAAAACTTCAATAAGTCTTTACGAAAGTGGATTTCAAAACGTGGCATCCCAATTGAGTCAAGATATTCACAGACAAGAAACTTAACCAAGCAACAAAGAGCAACTAAGCAGATAGACGAGAAAACTAAAATGGCTTATGCAATGGGAGTAAGTATCAAAAGAAAAGGACTTAAACCAACTTTGTTTATTACGGATGCAGTCACAGAGGCGACCCTTGAAAGCATGGCATCAGGATTAGCAAATGCACTCGGAGCATCAATAACAATAACTTTAGCAAATAATTTAATGAGATGATAACAATATCAAGTAACCCTTATAACTGGCAAAATTCATTCAATGAAATGGTATTCAATGTGAGTAGTACAAATGCACTCGCATCAGGATTCCAATTCTTAGTTGATGTAAATGTATCAGGTCAAACTAATCCTGTAACAAGGTTGACCTATCCAAAGCAACCTAACACAGGAGCGATAGAGATAAACCTTAACGAGGTCATTCAAAACTATGTAAGCTATGACTTACTAAGTTCATTCAATGCAAGTGGAACGCAGAGGATAGCAAATGCTCGTGCGCCTTATTGGATTGAATTTGGTGAAGTTTATAACAACGCATCAGGCATACCGACTATTTATCCTGACTTAGCTTCATTCGGTTCAAGTGGTTCACCTAAGTACGGTACTAATGCAGTATTTGAATTTCAAACATGGAACGCATCAAGCTATCAGTCTTATGCCTTAAGCCGTTCAAATCAAAAGTCATTAAATCAAGAAACATTCACAGACGTAATCCGATTAGACCAAAATAGAATACTTCAATTCTTTGATGTGAGCGGAAATATATTCGATGTGAATAATATAATATACAATGAAGTAGGAACTGCCTTGTATGGTTCGGTTCAGGCTGTGACAAGGGTTACAGATATAGTGTCAATCAATGTAGGTAAAAGAGAATGGGAGAATATGGGGTCAACATGGAATACCTTTTTAAACAATGCAGCTGCAAGTTATATCGAGGTTATTATAAGAGATAATACAGCGGCTACTCTTTACACACGCAGAATGAACTTAGATTTATCTTGCCCTAAGTATGACATTTATAGGCTACATTGGCTAAACTCTTTAGGGGGGTTTGATGCTTTCAACTTTAACAAGGTATCAGTCAAGAAAACTGACATTGAACGAAAGCAGTTTAAAAGATTCCAACCGCTCAACTATTCAGAATCATTCAGGGGTAAGTCAAACTACTTCACAAAGTACACCGACAGCATAACATTAAATTCAGATGGCTTAACAGATGCACAATGGGAAGGTTTAAAGGAACTATTAACAAGCCCTATCATTTACTTAGAACAAGATAATAACACTTTGCTATCAGTTAATATCTTAGAATCGAATTACGATGAACTAAACTATTCAACTAACAGAACGATAAGCAACTTAGTGATTACTATTGAATATGCATTTGATAATTATAAACAAACACTATGAACGAAAACGAATTAATACTTTATGCGTACAATGCGAGCGGGTTTGTTTCAGATTCGTTTCAAGTTGACTTAACCGAGTCAGTAAGTTTACCGATTACTAAAACTATCATTGATATTCGTGAGCCTGAGAAAAGACAAAGCGATTATTCAAAGACAATTACTTTGCCCGGTACTTCGAACAATAATAAAATCTTTAACCACATATTCAAACTTGATAGGGCAACAATAAACGAAACTACAATAAACTATCAACCTGACTTTAACCCTAATTTAAAAGTCGATGCAATCTTGTATCGTTCAGGTATTCCACAGATAACAGGATACTTACAACTCAACAACATTAAGAGAACGGATGGCGATATAGAATACGAGGTTATAATTATCGGGAAGTTTGCTAATATGTTTCAAGACTTAGGGGAAAAGAACCTTAATGAATTAGACTTATCAGCTTATGACCATGAGTGGAATCGTGATAACATTGTTAATTCGTGGGCTACTTCGATAATTAAGAACGGAACTACTTATGTAAACTTCAATGTATCAGGCGTGCCAAGCGGTGAGGGTTATGTTTATCCTTTAATTGATAGGGGTAATTCGGTGGGGTTTGGTGAAATTACTTATCCATTAAACACAATGTATCCGAGTGTTTATGTTAAGCAAGTAGTAGACTCAATCTTTAGTCAAGCAGGCTATCGTTACGAATCAGCATTCTTTAATTCTGAAAGGTTTAAGAGGTTAGTAGTTCCATTCTCAGGCGGTGAGTTTAGAATGAGTGCAGCAGAGGTTCAAGATAGGACATTTGATGTAAGTATAGCAACTGCTTATAACTTTTCGCAAGCAGGCGGGATAGCAGGCGTAATTGATTTAGTCACATGGGATACTTTAAACAAAGATACAACACCGAGCGGATTTGATTTATCAACAGATAAATTTGTGATGCCTTCGGTAGTTGCAGGAGAAGTAACTTATAGGGCTGAATTA